AAGCGGTGCTGGAGGTGGGGTCGCTGATTGATCTGGTGGAGCGGTTCGAGGCGGGGAGGTTTTCAACGCGTGATGTGCTTGCGCTGATCGTGGCGGGGTTGCGGGGTGGCGGCTGGCAGGGGTCGGCGGCCGACTTGCGCTGCGTGACGATTGGCGGCGGGCCGGCAGAGGCGGCGCGGGCGGCGGCAGAAATGCTGGCGCGGGCGTTTGCGGTGCCGGGGGAGCCGGAATGATCGATTGGGCGGGGCTGATGCGGGCCGGGCTGACAGGGCTTGGCATGGCTCCGGAGGCATTCTGGCGGCTGACGCCGGTGGAATTGCGGATCATGCCGGGGGCAGAAAGCGGCACGCCCCCATTGACGCGCGCGCGGCTTGACGAATTGTCGCGCGCGTTTCCTGACGTGAAAAAGGGGCAGGGCGATGGCGGATATTGAGGCGCTTGAAGATCAGGTCGCGGCGCTGGAGGCAACGCTTGGCGGGGCGGCAAGCATGGTGGGTGCATTCGAGGGCGAGCTGGCGCGGATGCGGGACTCTTTGGTGTTTACCGGGCGCGAGGTGAACACGCTGTCGAACGGCATTGGCGGGGGCTTGCGGCGGGCGTTTGACGGGCTGGTATTCGACGGGATCAAGCTGTCGGATGCGCTGCGCGGTGTGGCGAAAACCATGATGGACACGGTGTATGGCGTGGCTATGCGGCCGGTGCAGAACGCGCTTGGCGGGTTTCTGGCCCAAGGGTTGAACGGGCTTCTGGGCGGCATGATGCCCTTCGAGAAGGGTGGCAGTTTTACCCAAGGCCGCGTGATGCCGTTCGCGCGAGGAGGCATCGTGTCCAGCCCTGTAAGCTTTCCGATGCGGGGCGGACGGGGGTTGATGGGCGAGGCGGGGCCGGAGGCGATCATGCCTCTGTCACGCGGTGCCGATGGTCGGTTGGGCGTGCAGATGGCGGGCGGCGGACGCGCGGTGAGTATCGTAATGAATGTCACAACGCCGGATGTTCAGGGATTTCAGCGCAGCCAGGGGCAAATTGCAGCACAGGTCAGCCGCGCCCTGGCACGCGGGCAGCGGAACAGATAGGGGCGAAACATGGCATTTCATGAGGTTCGGTTTCCCGCCAACCTGAGCTTCGGCTCGGTTGGCGGGCCAGAGCGTCGCACGGAAATTGTGACGCTCGCCAATGGGTTTGAAGAACGAAATACGCCATGGGCCCATTCGCGCAGGCGGTATGATGCGGGTATCGGGCTGCGGTCTTTGGATGACGTGGAGGCGCTGATTGCGTTTTTTGAGGCGCGGCGCGGGCAGCTTTATGCATTTCGCTGGAAGGACTGGGCGGATTACAAATCCTGCCCTGCATCGCGTGCACCGGGGCCGGAGGATCAGATCATCGGCCAGGGTGACGGGGTGACGAAAGTGTTTGCGCTGGTGAAAACCTACCGATCGGGTGCGGAAAGTTATGAGCGGCCGATCCTGAAGCCGGTGTTGGGATCAGTGCGGGTGGCGGTGGCGGGTGATCCGAAAGTGGATACGGTGGAGTATTGGGTGGATGTGACCTCGGGTGCAGTCACATTTGCGGTACCGCCGGATCTTGGCGTGGCGGTGACGGCGGGGTTCGAGTTCGACGTGCCGGTGCGGTTTGATGCCGACCGGATACAAACGTCGGTCGCGTCGTTTCAGGCAGGTGATGTGCCCAATGTGCCGGTGCTGGAGGTGCGGGTATGACGGGCGACGCGGGCCTGTATGCACATCTGGCCACAGGTGCCACGACGGTGTGCCGGGCATGGCTGGTGGCGCGACGCGACGGCATGGTTTTTGGGTTTACCGATCATGACACGGATATTGGCTTTGGTGGTGTGGTATTTCGCGCGAATACCGGACTTACAGCGCGGGCAGTGCAGCAGACGACGGGACTGTCGGTGGACAACTCGGAGGCAATGGGGGCGCTTTCGGATGCGGCGGTTAGCGAAGTCGACATTCTGGCAGGGCGGTTTGATGGAGCCGAGGTGCGGGCCTGGTTGGTGAATTGGGCGAATGTTGCCGACCGGGTCATGCAATTTCGCGGTACGTTCGGCGAGATTGTCCGGGCTGGTGGGGCATTTCAGGCCGAACTGCGCGGGCTGACGGAGGCCCTGAACCAACCGCAGGGGCGGATATATCAGCGCGATTGCCCGGCCGTGCTGGGCGACCGGCACTGCCGGTTTGATCTTTCGCAACCAGGCTTCTTTGCCGAACGGGCGGCTGAGGTTGTAGAGGGCCTCCGGGTGTTCCGGTTCACGGATTTCACGGGGTTCGACGACCGCTGGTTTGAGCGGGGGCGGCTGGTCGTGCTTGACGGCGCTGCGGCAGGATTGATCGGAGTGATAAAAAACGACCGTCTGAGTGTTGATGGGCGTGAGGTCGAACTGTGGCAAAGCTTCGGGGCGAAGGTGATAGTGGGGGACATGCTGCGGTTGGAGGCGGGATGCGATAAACGGGTGGATACCTGTCGGCTAAAGTTCAACAATTTCAGTAACTACCGGGGCTTCCCTCATGTGCCGGGGGAGGATTGGCTGGCATCTTACCCGGTGTCGTCCACATTGAACGATGGCCGGAGCCTGAACCGATGACGGTTGGTGGGCTGGTTGTGGCCGAAGCGCGGGCGTGGATCGGAACGCCCTATGTGCATCAGTCGGCAGTACGCGGGGCTGGCACGGATTGTCTGGGTTTGCTGCGGGGCATCTGGTGCGCGTTGCAGGGGCCTGAACCTGAAGCCATACCAGCTTATACTCAGGACTGGGCCGAACCCGCCGGACATGAGGTGCTGCACGAGGCGGCGGAGAGGTGGCTGTGCCGCAAGTCATTGGGCAACGCGGCCGCTGGGGATGTGCTGCTATTTCGCATGCGGGTTGGCAGCGTGGCCAAGCATCTGGGGATATTGACCGAAACCGGGCCGGGGGCCAGTTTTGTTCATGCCTATACCGGGCATGGTGTGATCGAGAGTCCGCTTTCTTTGCCGTGGGAGCGTCGCATTGTGGCGCGGTTTGAATTTCCGAAAGGGGTGCGGTGAATGGCGACCATTTTGCTATCTGCGGCGGGGGCGGCGCTTGGTGCGGGCTTTGGCGGCACGGTTCTGGGGCTTTCGGGCGCGGTGATCGGGCGGGCGATCGGGGCGACGCTGGGGCGGGTGATCGACCAGCGTCTGATGGGGTCAGGATCGGAGGCGATCGAGACAGCGCGGGTGGAGCGATTCCGCGTGATGGGGGCCAGCGAAGGTGCTGCAGTGCCGCAGATCTTTGGCCGGGCGCGCGTGGCGGGACAAGTAATCTGGGCAACGTCGTTTCAGGAGGATGTATCTCGCACCGGAGGCGGCAAGGGCACGCCAAAACCAAAAACGGTTGACTATTCATATTCAGTCAGTCTGGCCGTGGCCTTGTGTGAAGGGGTGATAACGCGCATTGGCCGGGTGTGGGCGGATGGGGTGGAAATTGCACCCGACAGCGTCAACCTGCGGGTTTACACTGGAAGTGAGGGCCAACTGCCCGATCCAAAGATCGAGGCGGTGGAGGGCGCGGGGATGGCCCCGGCTTACCGCGGCATCGCTTATGTGGTGATCGAGGATCTGGCGCTTGGGGCTTATGGCAACCGGGTGCCGCAATTCTCGTTCGAGGTGATGCGGGCGGCGCAGGGCGATTTTGCCGGACAGGTGATAGACTTGCAACGTGCCGTGCAGGCCGTTGCTTTGATGCCGGGAACAGGGGAATACGCGCTGGCAACAACGCCGGTGCACTTTTCGCGCGGGCCCGGGGTGAACCAGTCGGTCAATGTGAACTCACCCTCCGGGCGCAGCGATTTGGAAACCTCGCTGGTGCAACTGCGCGAGGAACTGCCCGCCTGCGGGTCGGTCTCACTGGTTGTGTCGTGGTTCGGGGGTGATCTGCGTTGCGGTGTGTGCGACGTGCAGCCCAAAGTCGAGCAGGCTTTGGCGGATGGCGAGGGTATGCCGTGGCGGGTGGCGGGTGCTGACCGGTCTTCGGTTGCGCAGATCGTTCAGATCGGCGGACGGCCGATCTATGGTGGAACGCCGACAGATCAGTCGGTGATCGAAGCTATTCAGGCGATACGTGATGGCGGGCAGGAGGTGATGTTTTATCCCTTCGTGTTAATGGATCAATTGGCGAACAATGGATTGACAGACCCTTGGACAGGCGCGCCGGACCAACCGGTCTTGCCTTGGCGTGGGCGTATTACACTTTCCGCAGCACCAGATCACGCGGGCAGCCCTGACCGCACGGCGAGTGCTGCGGCGGAAGTGGCGGCGTTTTTCGGCACAGTGTCGCTGGCGGATTTCACTGTTTCGGCAGGGCAGATTGCCTATTCCGGCCCGGCAGAGTGGCGCTATCGGCGGTTCATCCTGCACTACGTGCACCTTTGCGCTTTGGCGGGGGGCGTCGAAGCCTTCTGTATCGGGTCGGAAATGCGCGGGCTGACGCAAATACGCGGGGCCGGTGACAGCTTTCCCGCCGTGACGGCTTTGCGGGTGCTGGCAGGCGAAGTACGCGCCATTCTGGGACCGACGACCAAAATCAGCTATGCGGCGGATTGGTCGGAGTATTTTGGCTATCACGCGGGTGGAAACGTGTACTTTCATCTTGATCCGCTCTGGGCTGACCCCAACATCGATTTCATTGGTATCGACAATTACATCCCGTTGTCGGATTGGCGCGATGGGTCGGAACATGCCGACTCGGAGTGGGGTGCAATCTATAACCTTGACTATTTGCAGGCCAATATTGCCGGGGGGGGAGGGGTTTGATTGGTACTACGATTCGCCCGAGGGTGAAACGGCACAGCGGCGACTGCCGATAGAGGACGGGGTTTATGGCGAGCCCCGGGTATTTCGCTACAAGGATATGAAGAGCTGGTGGTCATTGCCGCATCACAACCGGATCGATGGTTTGCGCGATGTCGCGGCGACTGTCTGGGAACCTGGCTCGAAGCCCATCCGCTTTACAGAATATGGGTGTGCGGCTTTGGACAAGGGCACCAATCAGCCCAACAAATTTCTTGATCCGAAGTCGTCGGAATCGTCCTTGCCCAAATACTCCAACGGGCGACGCGATGATCTGATGCAGATGCAGTATTTGCGGGCGATGGCAGAGTTCTGGGGCGATGTGCAGAATAATCCGGTCTCAGATCTCTATGGTGGGCCAATGGTGGATATGGCGCATGGTCATGTCTGGGCCTGGGACGCGCGGCCTTTTCCGGTGTTCCCCAACATGCTGTCTTTGTGGAGCGACGGCGAGAATTACGGCCGCGGACATTGGCTTACCGGCAGGGCGACGGTGCAACCGCTTGCGTCGGTCGTGGCCGAGATTTGCGAACGCTCCGGTGTGCGGGATTTCAATGTTTCGGGGCTTTACGGCGTGGTGCGCGGGTTTGAGGTATCGGATGTCGGCGCTGCACGGGCGGCATTGCAACCCTTGATGTTGGCGTATGGGTTCGAGGCGGTCGAGCGGTCGGGGCGTCTGATTTTCCGCATGCGTGACGGGAGACTTTCGGCTGTGCTGGACCGTGGCACGTTGGCCGTTGTGGGTGATATCGACGGGGTCATGCAGACCGCGCGAGTGCCCGAGGCGGAAACGGCAGGGCGGGTGCGGCTGGGATATATCGAGGCCGAGGGCGACTATGCAGTGCGGCAAGCCGAGGCAATTTTCCCCGATGATCTCAGTTTTGGCGTGTCGCAGTCGGAATTTCCTTTGCTGCTGACCAGTGCGGAGAGCCGGGGTACTGTCGAACGCTGGCTGGCGGAATCGCGGGTGGCGCGGGACACGACGCGTTTTGCGCTGCCACGCTCAGCGCTGCATCTGGGGGCGGGCGATGTGGTGGAATTGGAAGGCGCGCGCTACCGCATTGACCGAATTGATCAGGCCGAAGCGCAAATCGTCGATGCGGTGCGCATTGAGGCTGCGGTGTATCAACCCAGTGACGCCGCAGAGGTGCGCGTGGTGCCGCGTGCCTTA